GTCCTTCGGACTGCGTTTCACAGGAAAGGAGAAGAGGAGATTTTGTGTCTCCTCCTCTCACAGGAAGTCGGGTCCACCCTTCCCTTCTCCCTGTATAAGCCCCTGACCAAGCTAAACCCAGTTGGGAACTGAGTTTTTGCCGTTGCCTCTTGCTTGTCGTTTTTGGTCCATTGTCATACCCAAAACAAGGTGGTTTGTTTCGGTTTGAGGGTCGTCAAGAAAGGCTTGAAGCATGTCGTCCCACTCTTCACGTTTACGTTGATTGACTACCTCTTGAGCAGAGATACCCATTGCATCTGTGAAGTATTTAACGCCTTGTGCAAGGCTGTCTAGGCGGTCATCGTGCCTAATGGCAAACTTTTCCCGACACATGCGACTCATCTGGTAGAAGAGCATGTACAGGAGTCGTTTCTCTGGTGCGTCGTCTTTATTAGAGTTGTAGTCCCACTCAACCACACCCCGATCAACGATGAGTCGGTGTTGGTTCATCACAGGTTCAAGGGCATCAATAATCCGCTCTTCTTTACGGACAGTGGCTCTGACTTCTTCAATACCAATGTTTTGTTTGGTTTGTTGGATGTGTTTCCTGAACAACTCGGAGACAATACCATCACCGAAGTTTGTCTCAATAACAAGTTTACTGACGTTGTACTTCTTACACCCTCTAAGAATGTCTAACAAGGTGTTGTCACTGTAGCCATCCCTGTACGACCGTATCTCATGGACATAAAGAAAGCCGTTACGTTGGCTGATGTACGTAGCAGCTGTTTCGTCAGTACCACGACCACTGGGGTCTACTGAACAAATTGTTTCTTGGTAAGGACCCCACTCCCCTTGGAGTTGCATGGGGGAATAAAAGTAATCACCCGGTAAGCCAACCGTAGGCAGATCCTTGAGCACGTTACGAGGGTCACTGCACCACACACAAGAATCCGGCGCTTGAGTCGGGTTAACGGAGGTAATGATGAGATCGCTGAATTTGAGGGGAAACTTCTCTGCATCGCTAAGACTGGTGTCGAGCATGAACTGGAGCATGAAGTTGCTCCGACCCATTGCTGCTTCACGTTCCAACAAGTCGTTGTCAGCAAAGCGATCAGGGTCTGTTACGTCCCACGCTTCTGCACCACCGTCAATGTCTTCCTGGAGTTGTGGAGCCAGGAGACCTTCGTAGTTAGAGAGTTTGCGGGGTACCCGTGCTGGCCAAACAAACGGTCTGTAGTTCCGTTCAGCTAGCTTGCGGTAGATAGTAAAGGTGGTCTGAGGTGTACCCAGATACATGATGCGAGAGTCTTGCTTAGGCGTAAGGATGGACTCAGCCTCCGTACACAGTTGCAAAAGCTTCTCTCTCATCATCTCTGTCATTGAGTTACCAGGAACTTCAATGTCGTCCAGAATCATCAGGTCTGCACGGCTACCCGTGAGCTGACCAGTAATACCGACTGACTTAACTGAAGGTGCTTGGTGAGGAGAACAGTTAACGTCAAAGCTGATACGTGACCAACGAGCATCATCCGACTTAGGTCTTAGGTGGACTAACCAAGGTGTCTCAATGATCAGCTTCTGAAGGAAGATCGACATGTTGTCTGCACGCTCCTTAGAAGCGGAGATGATCATGATCTTCTTTTCAGCGTCATTAAATAGTGTCCAAAGGACAAAAGCACCAGTAATCCAAGATTTACCGACTCCTCGAAAAGCTTGGATCTGTAGACGCTTAGGACCGTGTTGTAAGTAATCAGCGATTGCGTATTGTGCACGTGTAGGTTCCGGAAGGTCTAGCTGTGACCAAAGAGCCTGAAGGAAGACTTTAAAATCTTCCCTCAGTTGCTCCAGGACAGACTTAGGCTCCGGGGACTTTGTAACCCCAGCCATATTCTCTGTATCTAATGTTCATTTGTTTAAGTTCACGTATTGCAGATGGTGTTCCTGTTTTGTACAACATCTTCGCGTGATCATTCAGGATCTGACGATCATCAGGGGTAAGGTTCCCTGCAATCATGAGACCCTTGTTCCTGCCCCTAGAAGGGCTAGGTAGGTCTTTCATGGTAGATTGTACCTAAGTGGATAAATAGAGGCCTTGTAGAGGCTTATAGAGGGGTTAGATCAGCCTTAGCGCGGTGCCAGGATTGACTCCCATCATGTTCAGCATCGCTTCGTTTGTTTGACGCTCAATACCGCCGTAAGCAGCACTTGACTGATTCAGAGGCGACAATTGTTTCAACGTTGAAATTACGTTTTCAGCATCCATTGACATGCTGCCTTGAATAGTCAAGCTTGGTGGTCTGTTGGCGTTGTAGTTTGACGCAATCTTGCTTGCAAGCGTAGATCTTTTGTTTTCCCACGCTTGAAACTTTTTACTGGTTACTGCTGGTTTCTTGGAAAGGTGGTTGTAAAGTTGATCAAGCAAACGCTCTTGGACTTCCTTTGCGCCGTTTTGCAGGTTAGTAAGTGCTTGTAGGTTTCCAGCGCTGTGACCGTAGCCAGAGTTGTTAGCGGCAAGTCGTTGACGCATTTGATTCACGCCCGCTTTTCCACGTGTTTCTTCGACAGCTCGTTCACCACGGGCTAATCGAGAGTTAGTCAAAATGTGATCAGCTACCAACCCTTTGCGGTTGATTGCACGCCTAGTACGTTCAGCTTCTAACCGTGTTTCCCGATTAGGTGTTGTTTGTTCTTGGTTTCTGCGACGCGCTTCGTTGGCATAATCGCTTCGGCCTTTAAGCGTAATCCTTAATTTACTGCGATTGGCCCCAAGGTTACCTTCCCTGATTTTCAAGGCTGGACCTTCATAACCAAGCGCTTTCTTTGCATCACGAATGTCAGTCCTAGCTCGCCCACCTCTACCTTGTCGTTTTGTCGGATTAGCTTTTAGCCAGTCAGTAATGTCCTTAGGTGTTACTTCCTTTTTCTTGTCGGCCATTAAAAAAGCCGCCCCATTCGGAGCGGCGATTAAATACGGTTGTGGACAGGTTTAGTAGCCCTTAATCATTAGGAGCTTCCGGTTCTTGCCCTTTGGTTTCTTGCCGGGTTGCTTACCGGCGTATTTCTTACTCATTGAATATGCTGGTGAATAAGTTGCTCTCTATGGGTGATACCAAATGTTTGTCTCATCCACGTGAGCCAATTGTTACTACCTTTGGCCTGATTACATCCCCAACAGGAGGGTACAAGATTTGATGTAAGATCTTCCCCGCCAAAACAGCGAGGACGTACGTGATCAAGTGTGAGTTCATGTAGTTCATAAGTTTCTCCGCAATAGACACATTGACAATTGAAGTGCTCTTTAATAGCTCTTTTCCAGAGCCGTTTGGCTTCAGGGCTTGTCATGGTTATTAGGTTTTGGAGGTAGTGATCAGGTGTTGGTAGCAGCGGTGTCATGCGTACTTCTTGCCAGTCCGTGGCCTACGACGATTCTTTGAAGGTGTTTCAAGCTTTCCACTCCTTGGTCCGGTGTGTGATGCGTCTTTACCGTCACCGTTGCCGTATGTACCAAGCTTTCGATTCAGCTTGTTAGCAGCAGTGCGGATCATCAGTCCCTTGCGAGACTTGTTGTATTTAGCTTGTTGTTTTAATCGTCTTTTATTGGCGGCTGGGTTTTTGTCGTAGTACTTCTGAGTTTTAGACTTTGCCATACAGTCTCCTCTGAACTAATTCAGGGTCAACCTTTGGCATTACGGTTGCTAGTTTGTCGAGAGGGTTGCCTTCATAAGCAACACCACTAATGTCATTCTTGGCTAACCAATCACAAGCCGCTTTCAGGTCTTGTGTGGTTGCCTCTCCAGATTTGATGCGTTGAAGGAACTCTGTAGTGACAAGGTTGTGAAGCTCATTGAACATGTCCTCCGACGCCTTGTTCTTAGCCATTTCTCAACGTCAGTTGGTCTAATTTGCTTTCGATGCGGACCATGTGGTCTTCCATCTTTTCAAAAGCACGCTCAAAATCGTCCTTGTAGACGTAATGACGTGCCATGTCTAGTTCAGCGTTATCAATGCGCCGGTCAACCATGGAAATTCGACCGTGCACTTCATCAATGCGGCGGTGTAACCGGTTAGTGAGTGCAGCTAAACCTGTGACAAGCGCTAACGCTGTAGCTACTCCTGCTTCAATCATGTTGCGTCATTAAACGACAGAGCTTTTCTGGGTAGATTGGATCTGTCGCATAACCTTCTGCCTTCAGCAGATACGCACAGTCCTCACGGGTAGAGGCGCGATTAACACCTTTGTAGCCTTTGTAGTCTTTGTACCACTGGTCAACAAGGTGTTTTACGCAGTCGTAGGGTGTTTCAAAGTCCTTAAATACGGCTTGAATGGTCACAGGACCGTTGCCGTAGTCTTCCCAGGTCTTTTTCAGGGTGCCTGGTGACCCTTTGATCCCGAAATAGTTGTTCTTACCGCTTGTAGCGGTGCCATATGCAGATTCAAGCGCCCACTGAGCTGCCACAACCTCAGGAAACTTGGCACCAGCCGCTTGTGCAGCAGCTTCAATGCCATCCCACGTGTTATCGAAGGTCTTTTTAGGCGCAGTTGCAACGGGTAACCGCCACAGCTGCACCCATTCCTGAGAATTAGAAAGACCCTCGGCGCCCAGGAGTCGCTCCAGAGCTTCGAGAGCCTTTACTTGATTAGGCAGACCCTTGTAGTACTTGACTACATCGGTCAGCCGGATATTCATCGCTTCGGAAAGAGACCGTTTTCGATGAACTCAACAGCTTTGTCGTCTATGTCGTTGTCGGTAGACTCTGCAAGCTTGCGAAGCAGGTCAACGATCAGACGCTTGACTTGGGTAGAACCAAGAAAGGTGAAAAGGATTGGACGGATAAGGGAAATCATTGTTCTTAGAAGCTAATTACGTCTTCACCAGAGCCGCCCAGAACGGCGCTACCGGTGATTGCGGTGCCAGAAGTCACACCATCAAATGAAAGGGTGTCAGAGCCGCTTACAGGCTCCTCTGACAGTTCATCTGCAACAGGAGCAGGTTCAAACGGACCACGAGGCCACGGGAACATGCCACCAAAGTCAGAAGTAATGACTGCAGCAAGTTGTTCCGTGTCAGCAGTGCCGTTGATCATCACCTCACGGTTATCCGATTGGGTACGGACAACAGCGCGGTAGTCAAGAACTTCCTGAGGTACGGCTTTGCCGGTCTCAGCTTGACGAGTGATGTACCAGTCGTACTGGCTAAGGAGGGAACCGGCGGTTTGCTTAGTAGTAGCTACCCACTGCTCTTTCAGCTGGTCGTGATCCTTAGGCAGCTCTGCAGACCAGTAGAACCGTTGGTCGTGATACTCAGCAACTGGGTCAGGCTGAATCTCAATACCGATCGCCTGCTTTTCTTCAATTGTGGTCAGCTTGAGCCAATTACTGGGGAACTGGCGACCATCTGACGTAGTGAAAGCCTTGTTAGGTGCAAGGCGTTTTCCATCAAGAATAAACATAGTTAGTTATAGTTGAGTTAGCGAGCGCGAGCAGTTTTGAATGGATGTTCAGCAAAAGCAAGGTAGATGTATTCTCTTCCCGTGTAATTAAGGTCTCCACTGGACGATCTTATTTTGAACCCGTTTGAAAGGAAATCAATACTGTCGCCACCTTCAGCATTTATGGCCTCGGCAAAAAGCATGGAGCCGACCACGTTATAGGGTGAGCGCTTGGAGTCGGCAATTACCCAGCTGCTTGCATCGGTGGTTTTTATCATTACAAAAGCCGGGCGGAAGTTTGTATAAATAAACGGACCATTTGGATCGTTATTATTTACATATTTGCCTATGGCGCTAAACCCATCTCGGGAATCAAAGCAATAAGCAATGTAGTCGTCGTTTAGCTTGTTTAGATTGCCAAACTCAGCAGAGCCTTCAATGACCTCATACTTGGTGGCGTCAACAGTTCCGTAGTGACCGCCGCTTGGTGCCCACGCTGCATTTGCCAAGTCAAGGGCCATAACATAACCCGAAGCAAGGGAAGAGCTGTAGGTGATCCAGTTGTATCCGTTGTAGGGAGGGTTCGTGTTGTTCCTATTCTTTGTAATGATTAGCTTTGGAGCCGTGGACAAGCCGTGGTAAATGTAAGTCGGATTAGTACCGGTGCCGGTGTACTTGACGATTGAGATGCCAGCATCTTCATTTGCACGGCCACTAGAAGCGATGTTCGCTCCATTGCTGCCAGATGCATTAGTAAATGCTGTATCTACGTTCCAGTTCCAAGCCACATAAGTTTTAGTAGTGCCATTAACATCGCTGTCCGATCCGACAGTAAATCCATTGGTAGTAAAGGCAGTCAAGCCATTAGGCTTGTTGACTTCATAGTACTGATCGTTGGGGAACAGCGCCTGTTCGACCCCGCGTTCAGCGTCATAAAGGTGATGCCAGAAGCTATCGTTCCTTGCTTTAATCCACACAATGTCTGGCTGGAACGACAAATCAGTGCGTGTATGGCTAGTTCCGGTGCCGTCATACGTCACCACATCCATCGCGGTGGAGCCGTCTTCAATGGCGGGAGTCGGCAGGTTGGCTGTGCAGAGTGCCTTGAAGCCGCTGGGGACGCTGCTGTTGGCGAAGGGACGTTGGCCGAAGTTGGCAGTAAAGGAGACAATGTTATTGGACATAACCACTGGGAACCATGTGCCAGTTAGCCCAGAGATAGCTTGTCCCTGACTAGCGCCATTCTTGTAGAACACCAGCGTCCCAGCATCTAGATCTAACGCAACTCCAATAACGTCTCCTGCTGCCCACGACGCCCCATACGCTGACCCCGTAGAGCCGTTCGAAAAGTTACCATCGTCAACATATGTTCGATTTGTGCTTGGGGTTGCAGTGCCGTTATTCACATCACCATCAGACGAAACTCCTATCGCTCCGTCGTGCGCGTATTGTTTGGTGATTGAATTACATAGAACTTCCCAGTACCACTTACCTGTGGAGACGCCGATTGTCGCTGGTACTGAAATTATGTTTGCCGTCATGCTAACTGACAAATCAAGATTTCCATTAGCGAGAGAAACTGTGCCTCCTGTGTAGGAAGTCTTCAACCCATTCAGCGTCGCGTAGTTCCCCGACAATTGTCCGCCGAGTCCGCTATCAACGGAGGGGTCACCGTTGGTTGGGGAGTCGAAGAGGGAGTCGTTGTCAGAAGAATCAGTAAACAACCCCGTCTGATCAACAGTGACCGTTGATGCGTTGTTGTCTAGTGAAGTTGATCCTGCGACTGAATACTGATAAGAACCAGAAGTTGAAGTAAATTGCCTGACGTTGTTTCCGCCACCACCCATTGATATATATTTGGCGGTAAAAGAGCTGCTTTCGCCTGAGGATGTTTCCTGAAAAGACCAACTATTGCCGTCGCTAGAGGTGTAGTAATTGATGTTTCCGGTAGTGCCTCCTGCTGCGTTAAACGTTCCGGTGACCGTAGAGCCAACAGCCTTGATGATCATTGATGATCCACTTGGCGAAGCTGTGTCAGTAACGTCTCCTGAATAGGTTGAGAAAACGCTGATGTTATTTACCGTCCAATCATTCCCATTCGACGTGCTGTCAGTGCCAAGCGCAGAGGCGGAAGACGCATCGTTGAATTTGAGGTGGAAGGAGTTCCGCCCAACTGTTGCGTCGGTGAGGATGGTTCCGTCTACGCGGATTGCAGAAAAAGATTGATTACCCGCACTTCCGTTAGAGAACGTTAGGGTATTAAGGGTTCCAGACCCAGAATCAATCGTATTCCAACCTGAGCTAGTACTTACTGCTGCACCACCATTCAAGGATACACCTTGAGCAGTAGCTCGTGCCGTATAAACCTCTACGCTAGTAGTGTACGTAATGCCACCAATAGGCGTAAAGACAATGTTGCCACCACTTGAGTTTGCCTCAAAAGTTGTGCCAGTATCGCCGTCAAACAAGTTAGTGACAGAACCAGCGTCAACATTGTTATAGGTAGTTACGTTGCTGTAGAACGTACCGTTGGTGAACTGGTTGAAACCGTCAACAAGCTGCACACCGTCAACTTCAATACCTACAATCCATAAACCGTCGTTAATTGTACCTGAAGATGTTCTAGTATTAGACAACGAAACTGAACTAAGCGATCCAGCGCCAGAAATGTCAACTACAATTGATTGGTTGGCACTATTGTTGGTACTTACGCTTTGAGTAACACCATTTACTTGTAAGTCTCCAGTAGCATTTGACTGTTTTCCGTAGATAATACGGACAGAAGAGCCACTGATTGGAGTAGTTGGCGTAAAAGTTACAGTTGAAGAATAGTCTGGCTGAACACCATTAAAAGTGGACAAATCACCATTAAAGGCGCGATCCCAAGTTGACGATGAATAAACCGTTCCGGTTCCGTAGCTACTCCACGTTGTCCCATCATTAGGAGCCGAGCTGATGGCCTTAGGCGACCACACTCCGTTGGCGTCAGGTTCGGCAAATGCTGAGGCGGGAAGGGCGAGACCGTCGATGAAGTGAAAATCTGCTTGGTAAAAATCGCCGTAATCACCATAGGTCGGTGGACCTTGTGCGCCGATATTGTGGGCAACGGCAGTATTCCAGTCGCCTTCTTGATTCAACGTGGGATAACTGATCGAATCAAATGTAGTAATTCGCTCACCGTTTACATACAATTTTACGCTGTCGGCAACCGGTCCCTGGGTAGAGTCAATTGCGAGAACAATGTGATACCAAGCAGACGGGTCTCTAAAAACCTGAGTTGTTGTAAAATCACCAAATCCGGTATTTGTATCCCATTCGAGCTTGTCTGTATCACGGAAAAGCATGACACTCCAAGGGGTTGATCCTGGTCTAGAACCAAAAACAGCTTGGAACGTTCCTAGTTTGCCGCGCTTTACCCAAGTAGATATGGTCCACGTTTTGCGGTTACCGGCAGATGTAAAATTTTTACTGAGGTAAGCCGAATCTCCTGAGTTAAACCTCAAGCTCCGTTCAATCTCATACCCAGCGGCGGCGGCGCCACCAGCCGCTTGACCAGCACCGCCTGCCAGAAT